CGTAATAACCTGTGCAAGAACATTCTCATTACTGGAACAGCTTCTGAGGGTAAGACAACGCTAGTACGTGACATATCAACGTATTTTGGCATCAACCATTCTGAGGAATATGGTCGTGATGACCTGCTTGCAAAGTGCAAGAGTGACACAGACCTTACTGCCGATGATTTCGTTGATTTCCTGATTGGTCAGAGTCAGGATATGCGCAAGCGTATTGCCAATAATGACAATGGCGTGTTTATTTCAGATACTGACAATTTGGTTACACTCATGTATGCATTGGCATATACTGAAGACCCAAATGTGCCAATAACAAAGGAAGAGTATGATAACAAAGTACTTCCAGTAGCAAAGGCTCTTGAGGGTCGTGTAAAGTGGGACAAGATATATTTGTTGCCACCAATGAACAAATTCGTTGATGACGGTAGCAGGTACATGAAACAGGCTTCCATTGATGAAAGGGTTGCTAATTTTTCAAAATTATCAGCACTACTAAAGGATTTTGGATTGTATGACAAGGTAGAAATACTTGCTGGCGATTTTAAATCCAATTTTGAAAAGGTAAAAGACTACATCAACGGTTTATATGATGAGTAAATATCTCTCGTTTGGAGGCGTTTTCATAGCCCTAGGACTTCTTTTGCAGATGGTGACGTATATTGTCACACAAGACACATTTTTGTCGCTCACAAGTGGAATATGTGGCGTTATATCTGTTGTATTGTGTAGTCAGAGGAGCATACACTTTTACACTTTCGGATTCATACAGCTTTTCACATATGTTTACCTGTGTTGGGAACAGAAGTTATATGCTGAGATTGTTGAGAATGTGTTTTATTTTATCACCATGCTATATGGGATATACGAGTGGAATAACCATTTGGCAAACGATAAGGTTGAAACCAAGTCATTGGGTATTAACTGGTATACCGTTCTTGGCATTACTATATGTGCTTGTGGCGGTGTATGGAGTGTGTTGCTACATACTGATGACACACAACCATTTATGGATGCCATAACAACAGTGCCTGCGTTTACTGCTCAGATATTGATGATTTTAAGATTCAAGGAGAGTTGGTATTATTGGTTGTTTATTGACCTTGGCTGTATTGTTATGTGGTGGAATGCAGAGAATTACTGTATGGTAATGCAGTATATATTCTGGTCTATGAATTGTATATATGGTTTAACTAAATGGAATAAAATATGAAAAAGTTTTTTATTACCCTTTCATTGGGAATGATTTCATTGGCTTGTATAGGTCAAAACGATTATGAGGTGGCACAGTCTTTTATGTCAAAGAAGGGTGTTACCCTGGTTAATAACAGTGCTGTATCTAGAAGAGCAACAGCAAGTAACAACCAGTACTCCATTTTCAAAGGAGAAGATGGAAAGGGATTTGCCATTGTGGTGAATGGGGCTGTTATTGGCTATTCAACAGATGATGAAATGGATGCCAATAATCTACCACCACAGTTGAAGGAAATGCTAGACAACTATCCAAAGACATCTACAAGAAGGGCAGGTAATAATGGTTATCCTGATTGGTTCACACCTAGGAATGTTACGCCTATTGAACCTATGCTTACGACACAATGGGGGCAATATTCGCCATACAATGACTTACTTCAGATAAAAGGTATATGTGCTGGCGTTGCAAAGTGCCAGATTCTACATTATTACAGAATTCCTTGCACATATCTTGATTTTACATATAAAGATAAGTTTTTCCCAGCAACAACATTCAATCATGATTTGATGCTTGACAAATATGTAGAAGGTTCGTATACTTATGAACAAGGATATGAGGTTGCTAAACTATATCACTATGGATTAGGGCTTGAGTCAACCATGCCAGGTAACAGCATTTTTAGACTGAAACAGCAAGAGCATAAGCCAAACAGGGATTCGGTGGACATCTATCTTGAGAATTCTCACCCTCTTTTTGTAATGGGTGGTGACAGTACTAATCTTTGGCATGCATATGTCATAGATGGGCGTGATTCTGATGGTTTATACCATGCCAATTGGGGCTGGGATGGCTGGGCTGACGGATATTACGTATATGCCGAAAATTACAAAGACGTAGATAGAGGTGAATCTGAACGTGTTGGGTGGTTTTCCTGGAATTTTTGGTTTCAAACCTATATACCAGATGATTATACCGCTTCTATCACAAGGGTTGAACGTAAGATAGAGACTAATGGTACTGTTTACAATCTCCAGGGACAGAAAGTAGGTGATAGCTTAGAAGGGTTGCCAAAGGGCGTATATATTAAAGGTGGTAAGAAATACATTGTAAAATGATACACTATAACGTAAATACATGTGACCAGATTTGTAATGAGTTGCAAATTCATTTTACGAAACTGTGTCCAAATAGGTGTCCGTTTTGTGTGGATGCTATGAACCCTGGTGTCAAGGCAGAATCACCAAAGCCAGATGTTATGGCAATATTCCAGACCGTTTCTCAGTGTAAGGATAAAATTGAGTCTGTGTGCATAACAGGTGGAGAGCCAATGCTGTTTATGAATGATGCTATTCAGCTTATTAATCTTTTGAAGAGAAATACTGAATTGAAGATATATCTTGTAACATCAATGCCAGAGGAATGCCACAAACATAAAGATTTATTCTTCCAAATCATTGATTTGTGTGATGGCGTTTCTATATCTCCCCAACACTATAATGAAGAAATTGGTGATAAAATGCGTGGTCATAAATCAACATTTGACCGTCAGGCATTATATGCTGAACTTCCTCACAAGGAAAAAATAACACTTAACATTAACATTATGCGACCATTTCTTTGTGAAAAGAGTGAGATATGCAAATGTGTTGAACATTATAATAAACTTGGATTTAAGGATATAAAAGTTGCTGAGCTTTTCAACAAAGAGGAAATGTATGTCAGTTTTGAGGAAGTTTTTGGAATTAAACTTAAGTCTCCTTTTGCTCATGGGTGTAAAACGCCAAATTTTGACATTACTCCTTGGATTCCGTCGTTTGATGGAAAGTTCACACTTAAAAGGACTTGTTTCCTGGTAAATAAGAAGCTTCATGCAAACTTGTCAGATATGTTTAAGTCTGCTACAAGGCATTTCTTGTCAAAGGGGTATTATTTTGGTGTTGTATATGAGGATGGAAGTATACATCCTTATTTTGTATAAACTATTTATAATTAAAACATAATGTTATGGAAAAGTTATTGTTAATTGGAGAGAATGATTTGAAGAAAATCATAAGTGAAGCTGTTACAAACGCTGTCGATACAGCAACCAGGAAAATTGCAGCAAAGTCTGCTGTTGTTAATTACAAAAACAGGTTATTTACAGAGGAGAGTTCACCTTTTGCGCCATCTTTTGACCCAGTGCATCATTGTACTTGTGGAAGCACTGGTGGCTGCGGTGCTGATGAAACAGACGGTGGCTGTGGTGGAGGCAGACGAAGTAGTTGGGGTTCATCAGGAAGCTGCGGAGGTGGCTGGAATGATGGTGGCTGTTAATATAAGGCGAGGGTTGGTTACCCTCGCTTTTTTTATTTATTTTATTATCAAAAAAAGTATATTTTGTATACTTATTGGTAATAAATTAAAAGATAATGGCTAAGAGACAACTATTTGGTATAAAATACCCATTTGTTCCTGATACAGAAACAGGATACTATGTTGCTGCAAATAAAACCATTGCTGAGAAGGTTAGAAGCCAATTGATGCACATAGTGTTTACACCAAAGGGACAGAGGATTAGAAATCCAGAATTCGGTACTGATTTGATTAAATTCATTTTCAGCCCAAATGATGGTACTACCTGGGAATCAGTGAAGGCTGAGGTGGCAGAATCGGTTAAAAGGTGGGCAACTAATATCAATTTAAGAGACATAAAGGTAGTGCAGAATGAAGAAGATGATGCACAGGTCTTTGTAAGGTTAGACTATAGCGTTACAGAGGGTAATAAAACAACTAATGACAGCGTAGTGGTAGAATTATAATGGAAAAGAAGATAAATTATTTAAGTAGAAGTTTTGCTGATATTAAAAATGAGCTTGTGAAGTTCAGTAATCAGTATTATCCAGAGCTTGCTGATGATTTTGAGGATTCAAGTATTGGTGCTTGGTTTATCGACCTTGTATCTGCTGTTGGTGATGACCTTAGTTATCACACTGACAGGATGTATCAGGAAACCAACATGAATAGTGCAAATTTGAAAAGCACTTTACTTAATCTTGCAAGAACTAATGGGCTGAAAATACCAGGACCAAAGTGTTCAATCTGTGAGGTTGAGCTTAGTTGCGTTTTGCCACCTTCTACTGGAGAAAATATCGGGCAGCCAAACTGGAATTATGCACCAATAGTTAAGAGAACTAGCTTATTTTCTGCTGGAAATAACTTTTTTGAACTTAGTGAGGATGTAAACTTTGCTGAACAGTTCAACAGTGATGGATTTTCAAATAGG